GTTATTTTCGTGATAGCCGATTTACATCCTATGGGTAATAAACAAAGTACTACCGATGTATCTCTTAATCGCTTCACATATTAAAATTTCACGCCCTCTAGCTCGAGAAGAACTAATGACGAGTTCTGAGGGGATAGTTGGTCTCACTTTTCAACGTGAGATCCAGAGCTATCAGCAACGCGACGGAGGTGGAAGTTCTTCCCCACCGACATCGTCGAGCCAAGACATAAGCTTATTATCGTCTAGGTCGCGAGAATCATATATACAATCCAGAAGGTTACGCCTTCAGGCGACTCACCGTGATGACTGCAGTCACCACCGTCTGGTTGATTCTTTAAGCGACGAAGATTCATTATCCTATGAATCAGACATCGAAGAATGTCACCGGTTCATGTTCAGACCGGCCTAAATCCGTTATTTACTTCGTTGATAGTAGACGAGAGGTTCAGACACCCTATTGATACGAGTACGGCATTCGCCTGCGTATCGAGCCCTGATTTAACATCCTACTAAGCGCGTTATAACCCAGATCGGACCCTATGCGGGTGAGATCACTAACTGAGCACAATTACCCAGGACTAATAGAGTCCCGGCAGCTCCAACTAAAGTCAATTCGACCTGGAACGTAGTGGTACCTGAACACAATACAATACCTTCAAGAGAAAGAGTTTGTATTGTCGGCCCATTAATAATGGCAGACTCCGAAATTATCGGATTAGCCATAGGCGCCCCGTTAACATATAACTGGAGTGACGCATTAAAATTCTCATTAGCCGAATCGGAGACAGTGACCTGTGAAAATACCTTATAGGAGCCTGTTGGGGGTGTGAAAACACCTCCCGCAGCAATACCTATACTTAAAGGATCATAGACAAGGTCATTCCAATGTACAGCGGCAGAAACATTAGTTGTAAATGCCTGATTAACACTTTGAGTGTATAAAGACGTGGCTGATGGACTTATTGGCGCTGTGCCTATAGCACTAGACGACTGTGGAACAAAGAATTCCACATCATAATCCACCCATAACTTACCAATGGCGGCATTACCCGCCTCCTCTACTGTACAGAGGTAGAAATTTGCGACATCATAAGTTTTGATGTCATTAAGGCCTACGGAACCCGTTCTTGTGAACTTCTTGGGTCCGAGTGCATGCATAGATGCAGGTGATAAAAGACAACAAATGTCCTTCCACGGTACATCCTCCGCAACATCCTGATATGTGGATGCCTGAGCTTCATTAGCCGGGGGAGGATCCGATGCATCATAATCCGGTGCTAATAATACAGAACCGACGGTGGTACTAGCAGTACGAGTAATATACTCGAAATTTAACTTTGTAAATCTATACTGCTCCCACTGCGCTGCTTGCTGAGCTAACCAAGGAAAGGTTGCCGCAATGCCAGGATTACAAGCGAGCTTTATCGCTGTAAAAGCAGTTGAACCATTAACCGTCTGTATGAGTTCGCGATGCGAAATACGCATTCCACGCATTACTCGTATTATTCTAGGAGCACGTAACCTCTGTTGTCGTGCTTGTGCTACCGGTGCAGACACAGAGTTCTGGCCACCGAAATTCCTATTCTGTTTCGATCCAGTGATCGTTGACTTAGGAGCCTGCTGCACAGCAGGATTTCGCCCGTTTTGGGCACCACGCCTCCCTTTGCCTCGCGAAGGTGTGGCTTTATAAGTGTTGACACTTTTCTTCATCCAAATATTGGTTCCACCAGGATGATAGGTGGACTGTTCATCCTAGAAAACTTCCCAAACGGAAGCTCTTCTGTGCAGTCTCTCGACACTACGTGCGGAATTATTCTAATGCACTTGGTACGTAAATGTTTACATCACATTACTAGCATATCAGCTAATTATCTGAAAAGAAGCTAACCGGGAGGTTTGCAAAGATATCCGAAAGGACTCTGGTTGCAACTCGAGGCGCCTCGCACTAGTAATAGAAAACGTTTTAGAAGATTGAATCTCTAGAACCCAATAGCAGTTTAACGACTTGCTGGTCGTATATAATTCCTATAACTCGATCACCCTCACGGGCAAGACCGAAATTAGTAGAACTCTACCCAGGATTGCTCTTAATTAAAGAGACTATGAACAAACATAGAACCTGACCTCGAGTA